TGGAAGCCAAGGGGGCCTAATGCGAGTCATAGACGTAGAGCAGGGTTCCGAAGAATGGCTGGCGGCGCGTTTAGGCGTGCCGTCCGCCTCTAGCTTCTCGAAGCTTATTACCCCTACGGGGAAGCGATCCTCTACCTTTGACTCCTATGTGAACCAATTGGTAGCGGAAAGGATCACAGGTGAGGCAACGCCATTCCCCCAGACAGACGCAATGGCACGAGGTACCGAATTGGAGCCTCACGCTAGAGCCTATTACGAGTTCGCCACCGATAACGAAGTGGTAGAGATGGGCTTCATCAAGCACGCAGTCCTGGAAGCTGGATGCAGCCCTGACGGATTCGTGGGCGATATGGGAGGGCTCGAGATTAAGTGCCCCCTCCCGCATACGCATATCGAAACCCTACGCGGGGGGACCATGCCGTCAAAGCATATCCCGCAAGTCCAAGGGTGCATGTGGATCACCCGTAGAGAATGGTGGGACTTCGTTTCGTATCACCCTGATATGCAGACATTGATCGTGCGAATCGAACGGGACGACGCATACATTGAAACCCTCTCGCAGATCGTAGAAGAAGCCTGCGAGGCCATTAAAACCAACGTGGAGAAGTACAGACTATGAGCTATGACAATAACCTGACCGGCGCCCTCTTTAAGAACGACAAGAAGGAGACGGAGAAGCACCCGGACTACAAAGGGCAGGCTGAGATCGAAGGGACTGAATACTGGGTGAGTGCCTGGCTAAACACTAGCGGCAAGGGGGTTAAGTATCTGTCCCTTAAGTTCAGTGCGAAGGACGAGCAGAAGGCTAGTAAGCCAAAACCAGCGGACCTGGGCGATGACCTAGACGAAGGTGTGCCGTTCTGATGAACGTAGGAGCCAGCCTACGAGCCCTCCAGAAAGACCGCGTGATAGCCAATGTGGATATTGCGCGGGCTCTCGGATTGATCGACCGCAGCAGGTTGAGGAGCGGCTAGAACACTTAGGGGAACACCTTAAAGCTAATTGGGACTGGTCTACGCCAGTCTCGATTAAGCCAGAGGTGTACCAGAACCCTAGATCGCTAGACCAGAACGCTTTATTCCACGTTTGGATACGGCAGATGGTAAGTCACTTCAAACCTGCCCGCCCGGAGCTAACCGACGAGGAAATGAAGGACATATGCAAATACAGGTTCCTAGGCACGGAATCTAGAAAAGCTGGTAAGATCATGCTTGAAAATCAGTTGAAGCAGACATCTAAGCTACGAAAAGGCGAGATGTATCACTTCATGGAGCAGGTCTATCAATGGTGTTTAGAATTGGGCCTGCAACTTCAAACCCCATCTGATTCTGAATTCATGGAGATACGCAAGAGTCAGGCATAGGGAGGGAGAATGGGCGCACCAAAGCAAGTAGACCCGGAGTTATTGAATTACTGCGTGTCCGAACAGGAACGGCTGTACGTCAATGGGACTATCGAGCACGGGTCTATGCGGGCTGCGGCTCAGGTTGCAGGGGTTAATCCGGGGACTATTCGCCAAGCACTGGACCGAATAAAGCTCCGGGCGGCGAAGATGGGTTATGCCCCTGAAGCCGATATGACCAAGCCTACGGTGGGGCCTTTTGTCGTTAAAGGTACGTCTACCCTTTACGATGAGGAGGGCAAGCCCAAGCTCCAGTGGGTCAAGACCAACCTCGATAGGGAAGCCCAGCTAGAGATCATGCAGCAGGCTGTAGCGGCTATATGTGAAGATGTAAAGCCTACTAAAGCCATCCCTCCTCCCCCTGACGTAAACGAGCAACTGATCTCAATCTACCCGTGGGGCGATCCTCACGTTGGGATGTACGCCTGGGCGGATGAAGTAGGGGAGAACTTCGACCTGTCCATCGCGGAACAGGACATGTGTAACGCGGTGGATTACCTCGTAGAGCGTAGCCCCCCATCGAAGCGCGGCGTCCTTATCAACCTCGGGGACTTTTTTCACTATACGAACATGGTAGGAAGCACTGAGAAATCTGGCCATATCCTTGATCGCGATTCGAGAACCGCAAAAATGATAGATGTGGGGGTCCGAATTATTAAGCGTTGTTTAGAACGAATGCGGGAGAAACACGAGATCGTAGAGTTGATTAACGCTCCCGGCAACCACGATGAAACCTTCGCGCACTTCCTAAACGTCCTCTTTCGTAACCTCTACGCTAATGAAAACCGAGTCATAGTCCACGACCAGCCCACCACAAGACACTACTTAAGACACGGGAAATGCCTGTTAGGAGTAGTCCATGGGCACCAGACCAAGGACCGTGACTTACCGGGGATCATGGCGACGGAGAAAGCGGAGGACTGGGGCGCCACGAAGCATCGGGTGTTTTTCCGCGGACACCACCACCACGACAACCGGGTCGAATATAACGGGTGCGTGGTCGAGCAAATGAGGACCTTGGCCCCCGGCGACGCCTACGCTGTGGGCGGTGGGTACTTATCAGGGCGAGACATGAAATGTATCGTGATGCACTCCGAATTCGGAGAGCAGATGCGGTTAACGTGTGGAATCGACGTATTGAGGAGAGAATATGCAGCTTAATAATTACGGGCTTATGGGTGGGACGCTAAAGAGGATAACGGCTTACCAACAAGTCGGCTGCCAGCACGAACCCGGCTACGGGCAGGACTACTATCGGATCACCGTTAAGGAGGGCTCTAAAACCCTCTCGGACGTCTTTTATATCTACAACGATGGCGACCTAAACCGTGCGATCAGCACGCTCCTAAAGAGGGCGCTATGAATAGGATTGAATGGCAGGAGGACGACCCAGATCAGGATGGGGAGGTGGCTATGTCCCTGACGATTATTTCTGGGGATACGGCATTGCTGACTAGAGCGCGGAAGATGTTCCGCCAGCTGCTAGACGATAGGCACCCATTGACACCCATTTCTACCTTCCCGAGGAATGACGATGACGGCTAAAGGTGAACAGATCGGCGGCGACCACTATAAAAAATACGGAATCCAGCCTGTTGAATTCATCATGGCGAACAAGATCCCGTTTTGTGAGGGGAATGCGATCAAGTATCTCGTAAGGTGGAGGGATAAAGGCGGTATAGACGATCTCCTGAAAGCCCGGCATTACATTGATCTACTGATCGAAGATGCGACCTATGGCGATTAAGCGCGACGCGGCGGACAACTTTTTTTCCCTATGCGTTAGAGCGAAGGCGAATTTCAGTTGTGAGTATTGCGGGAAAGGCTTCCCTGGTCCGGATCAGGGATTACATTGTGCCCATATCGTGGGGAGGCGTAACGCCAGCACCCGCTGGTCCTTAGACAACGCTGTAAGCCTCTGCTACTACCATCACCGTTACTTCACGGAAAACCCGTTAGATTTCATTTCGTGGCTCGGCACCTACCTGGGAGAGGGCCATATGCTTAGGTTGATGGAGAAGAAAAACGAGGTCTATAGGGTTAGAGCGAAGGATCGCAAGGACATCGCTGCGCACTACCGCGAGCAATGGAAAGCGTACGAACAAGGGCTCGAGCCGGAATTTGTCTCTTGGAATTAAGTACGCAAAGCGTACAAGCAAAAAAAGGGGCCCCGAAGGGCCCCAAAGCTGGCAGGAGAGAGGAGGGAGAGCCACCAGCTAGTACGTTATACCCCTTAGGCTAAAACCCGTCAAATCGCTTTACACGGCGTCCTAGAGGGTATAAATTGAGTGCGTCGGTGGGGTTGGCAGCCCCTAAAGAGCCGACGGGTCAAAGATTGGAATCGTTCACCCGACGCGGTGAACACTATAACGCCACTACCAGTAGCGTTCAATCCCTAAAACCCGTCTATATCTTGTGCCGACCGGGACTGCTCCCCGCAAGATGTGCTGTCGCATCGCGCAGCCAGCAGCAAAGCGAGATGTTAGTTCAGGACCTTTGAGGACGGGGATAAACAGCGTACAGGTGCCGCGTAAGCGTGGGGGCGGTGTTACGAGCCGCAGGTAAATCGTTGCTGATGACGCTGAACTAACGGGAAAATGCAGGTAGGTCTAGCGTGGGGGCACCAATAGTCCTCAAAAGACACTTATTGCCCGAAAAAAGATGGTAGCCGGGGCCTTAGAACAAAACGGTATTTCTAAACCGCCCGCCCTGGCTCTAAGATTGAGGTTCGATAGAGGAGGCACCATGCAACTAAGACCACACCAGGAACAAGCAGTTGAGATGCTCCGCGACAGTTTGCGGAGAGGCAAGACCCGCCCGATCCTCGCAGCGCCCTGTTCATTCGGTAAGACCATCACTGCGGCCTATCTTCTCTCGGAGGCAGCGAAGAAGGGCAAGCGCGGTATCTTTATCTGCGACCGCATCAAGCTAGTCCAGCAGGCCCTAGCGGCCTTTGACAGGGAGGGTTTAGACGTAGGGGTTATGCAGGGGATGCACGAGCGAACCAACTACCGTGCCCCTATCCAGATCGCTTCGATCCAGACCATAGCGAGGAGGAAGCATCTCCCCGAGTTCGACTTCGCCATCATCGATGAGTGCCATGTGCACTACAAGACCACGCAGTACATGATGGAGCGATACACGGCGGTCCCGTTTATTGGCCTCACGGCGACCCCGTATTCCAAGGGGCTGGGCCTGGCCTATAACGACCTGGTCTGCCCGATAACCCCTACGGAGCTTTTGGATGGGAAATACCTTACCCCTGTTGCCTACTACGGCGGCGCGTCGGTTGACGTATCCAATATCAAAGGGCGGGCGCTAAAGACTGGTGGGTCCGACTACGACCCTCTCGCTTTAGGGAGAGCTACGGAGGATGACCAGGCCCTAGTCGGCGACATCATCAAGAACTGGCTCAAGCACGCGGAAGGGCGGCAGACGATTGCCTTTTCCCCCTCGATCAAGCACTCAAGAGACATGGTGGATCAGTTTAACGCCGCGGGAATCCCCGCAGTCCATATTGACGGCTACATGGACGACGAGGAGCGGCAGGTTATCTACCGCGCTCACGACGAGGGGGAGTTCCTTGTCCTTTCGTGTTCAAGGCTCCTGAATACGGGCTACGACGCGCCTAAAGTCTCATGCCTGATCGACTGCTTCCCCACGAAATCCATCATCGCCTACGTTCAAAGGGCGGGCAGGATCATGCGTACGGCGGAGGGTAAAGAGGACGCGATCTACCTGGACCACGCGGGCAACGTCGGACGGCACGGCTTCGCCGAGGACATCGAGCCGGAGGCTTTAGATACATCGGAAAAGGGCTTCTCTGAGCGGAACCAAGTGAAGGAGAAGAAGGAGAAAAAAGCGCACGACTGCCCCCAGTGTTATCGGAAGTTTACGGGTATGCGATGCGTCTGCGGCTACACCCATCCCATCAAGGAGCGGTTAGAAACCGATGGCAGCGAGCTTAAACGCCTGGAGCGTAAGAATCGGGTGCAGCTATCGCGTGGGGACTGGTACGGACAACTGGCCCTCTATGCCCACTACCAGGGCTACAAGAGGGGCTGGGCGGCGCATCAATATCGCAAGAAGTTTGGGGCCTGGCCGGAGCGCATTACCCCGAGCCCCTGTAAAGAAATCTCCCCCCAGGTTATGGGGTTTATTAAGCATCAACAAATTAGGAGGGCAAATGCTCGCGGATGAATTGAAGTGGATGCTTAGCAAGGGCTGGACTGCTCAGTACCGGCAACCGTCGAAGGATAGCAGGCCCAGCATGACGCTTTATGAGTCGCCGATTGCAAGGAGCAGGACGCACACACCTAGGAATGATAACGGCATGGACCTATGGGGAGGATCGCGGAATGCAGAACTCGGCGCGTGGAACGGTCAAGCGTAGGGCTTTAGAGCAATGGGAGGAGGAGATGCTGACGGAAAGGCAGGCCGCAGCCCTCTTACGAGTCTTTGCCCAGATCAACGATTGGGAATATCTGAGGGGGGTAGAAAAGACCGCGTTTCGTCAAGGTGTGAAGAAGATCGCCAAAGCATGGGGGAATAGGAAAGATGCGCGTCCTTGACCTATTCAGCGGCATAGGCGGGTTCTCGTTAGGGTTAGAGAGAGCCGGTATGGAGACGGTGGCGTTCTGCGAGGTAGACGCATTCTGCCGTCAAGTCTTAGCCAAGCACTGGCCTAACGTAAGGATTCACGATGATGTCAGAACACTTGATGGAAACCAGTACCGAGGAACAGTTGACGTTGTTTGCGGAGGATTCCCCTGCCAGCCGTTCAGTGTTGCCGGGAAGCGAGCAGGCAAGGACGATGACCGTCACCTCTGGCCTGAGATGCTTAGAATCATTCGAGAGGTTCAGCCGCGTTACGTCATTGGCGAGAACGTTGCTGGGTTCGTCAACATGGAGCTCGACAATTGCTTATCTGACCTGGAAGCAATCGGTTACGCCTGCGGGGCGTTTGTTATTCCGGCTTGTGCCGTCGATGCCCAACACAGAAGGGATCGAGTCTGGATTCTTGCCAACAGCAACAGCAACAGCGAACCAAGCCTCTCCGTCAATGATGAAGCACGCGGGGTGCAGGCGATTAATGGGGGGGGCAGGATTCATGCCAACGCCAACAGCGCACTTGAGCAAGGAAGGGGGTTATCCAGCGGAGTACACCCGCAAGAGCCCAAGCCTAACAGCGGAAGCCACGAAGGCGGACGGTCTGCCCCCTGCGAGTGGAAGCCTGAACCCGGAGTGGGTCGAGTGGTTAATGGGGTTCCCCGAAGGATGGACCGACTTAAAGCCCTCGGAAACGCCGTAGTGCCTCAAGTGGTGGAACAGATCGGACTAGCAATAATGGGGGAACAATGATTGAAGAGCTACTAGACAAGCTGGAGAAGGTGAGATCCACAGGGAAGGATAAGTGGGTAGCCTGCTGCCCAGTTCATGGAGACAAAAACCCTTCGATGAGCGTTGCGGAGAAAGACGGGCGCGTCCTATGCCATTGCTTCGCCTGTGGGGCTAACGGGCTCGAGGTGGTCCAGGCGCTTAGCCTGCCCCCATCGGTCCTATTTGAGAAGCCTCTAGAGCGTCTCGCCGGTTATGAGGAAATGAAGAAAGCAGGTAAGCCCTTGTCCTATAAGGACTTTAAGCGGGTACGGCTAGCGAAGGCTCGATTAGAGGAATTAGATAGCCGGTTCTTAGAACAAAACAATATAAACAGAACTGTTTACAGCTAGGGAGAAATGCTTAGAATGTACCCATGCCCTAACGCAAGGGCCTAACGAGAGAGGAAGTAGAAATGAGCGCATACATTCTAGAGCCCCAGCAGATCGCAGCTTTAGCCGCAGAAGCTAAGAACCACCAATCGTTTTTTAACCCCATCACTAAAACCTTTATCGACTACATGACCCCAGCAGGCGTGGCCGAGCTTCTTATCCGACAGAACATCCGCAGCGTAGAAGCACGCTACCCCCGCTATGGGGAAGCAGGCGGCCTTCTTAACTGCCCTGCCGAAGAATACGTTCAAGAGTGTATCGCGGCAGCTAAGACGTACCGCGCTTATAACCCGCAGCACGAGCTAGCTGCACTCTGTGATACCTACGACTACCAGTCTTGCGAGACAGACGATTACTACAGCACCGACGCCTACTGGTTTGTTAATCGAATCCGCCAGTGTGCGGTTTTCGACATGGTCCAGCAGCTTAAAGCACAGGACGCGGCCTAAGAGCCGCAGGGGAAAGCGCAATGGAAAAGATTCCAAACAGAAAGCCAAGCAGCCTCGGAACTTGCCCAGTTTGTAAACGCAGAATTCGAACTCCCGGTGGTGTTATGGCTTGGCATGGGTATAAAAATTTGCCTAAAGGAGAGTGGCGTGTCGGCTGCCGTGGTTATCACTACCCCCCTTTGAAGGAAGATATAGCATGAAGATCGCACTAGCAGCCACCATCGTTTTATTTGTCCTGGGATGCGTAGGGGAGATGGACTACCAGGATGCGGTAGACGAAGCCGACCACTATACGGATATGGTCTGCATGAATTACTGGCCCGACTACCAGCGGTTGAACCCTGATTGCTCTAGCTATCGGAGGGCGGGCAATGAATAAGCATACGCCGGGAGAGTGGAGAGTTTATAACGGATGGGTACACCCGAGCTTTGACGGTCCGGGCCCTGAAACTACGAACGGTGACACGGCTATCTGCGAGCCACTCGGGCCAGACAAAGAGGCTAACGCGTACCTCCTAGCTGCGGCGCCTGAGCTTGCGGCGGGCTTAGAGCAGGCCATTTGGATGCTGTACCAAATGGGAATTGACCCAGAATCGGCTGCGATGGAGAGTTTTACGGCGGCCATTCGGAAAGCAAAAGGGCTAGAACAATGAGCATACTTACACCGCGACCTGGGACATTTTGCCGGGTTGCCTTTGATGGCGCGGGAAAGTGCAACCTGTAAGGATTACTTAAAGGTTCAAAGGGAGAGCGAGTGATGAAAGAGTACACGGTGAGGGTTTTAGA